TGCGTGCTCTTGTTACGCATACGATTAGTTTTTCAACCACTCTTGAAGGTTTAAGTATTCAGGCTGGTTCGTTCATTAAAGTCACTACTGAGTCAAGCCCTTATAGCAGCGCAAACAATGGGACAATTGATAGTTCTGGGGTTGTTACCAGCGTCATTGATTTAGCAGACGGCACCTACAATGTGATTTATTTCAAATCAGGATCCGATGAGGTTGAGGATGGAACGATGTTTGTTGCTGGCGGCATTGTGGCCGAAACAACATTCCACGACACAGTGTTCACGATCAAAAACGATGAAGTGAATACAAATACATATGTTGTCGAGCAACTGACATTTTCGGATCAAGGCACGGTTGATATTGTCGCGTCTGAGTATCCTTGCAATGATGATGGTAGCAGCCGCATCGTTGAAGCGATCAACGGTTCCTTTGACATCAGGTAATGGACTTTCCTGCACTGACACCAACCAGTCGTACGTTTGAGTCGGGTGATTTCCCGATCAAGACCTTCAAGGCGCAGAATGGCGCGGAAACGCGGATTCTGTATGGCAGCAACCGCACGAACATGAAGCTGCAGCTCACTTATGCAAACATCACTGACGCACAGGCTGAACAGTTTCTAGATCATTACGAGTTTGTGCGCGGCACCTTTGACACGTTCAATCTTGGTCAATCAGCGCGTGGTGGATGGGAAGGAAACAGTGATGCGCTCGGTGCTCAAACGACTGGTAACAAGTACCGTTACGAGAATTCACCTCAGCTTGCTCAGGTGCGCCCTGGAACGAGCACTGTTACAGTGAATCTGATTGGTGTGCTCTGATGGCGAAGGTCTACAGCGGCAGAGATGGAGTCATGCAGTTGTCAGGCACGACTCTCGCCAAGGTGGTTAATTTTTCGGTGCAGTCGAGTCTGGAAACACTTGAGACGACGACGTTAAGCGAAAATCTGCGTAGTTACGTTCCAGGTGTTTCAGGGTATAGCGGCAGCGCGACGTTGCTGTATTACAAGGACGACAGCAGCAATATCAACACAAGCAATCTGCTAGCCAACGTTTTCAAGACCGGAACTGACGGTGTTTCCAGCAGTCAAACTGTTGACCTGACGTTTCGCTGGGTTGATGGCACTGACAATAATGACATCAAGATGACCGCGTATATCACCAGCGCCAGTATTGGTGCGGCAACTGGTGACATCGTGCGGGCTGAAATTAGCTTCCAAGGCACTGGAGCGTTGTCTACCGTAACGATCTCATGAGTGTTTATCTAGGCACGTTTGGTCAGGTTGAACTGCGTCGGCAGTTTGAAGATACAGACCTGCGCTCCACGGTAAACACCAGTGATGTCAACGTTAGTCGTAAAAGGCTTAGCTTTGATTTCCAGCGTGGGCAGTTGATAACGGGTGATCAGGTTGAGATTACAAGCACTGATGGCTCTGCGCTGTCCTTTATTGATAGCTACACAAAAACAAGCATTAAAAGAAATATCAACGTAGATGAGCTTGGTGGGATTCGATTGTATACAGCTTATGCCGATGCGATCAATGGTGCGTTGGCCAATGCAATCACTCTTGCGGTTCCTTCTGCAAACGTACCAATCAGGGTATCAGTTGAAGATTCAGATTTTAGAATTGTTGCTCAGGTCAATAGCTTTGAACTGAATACACAGCGCGAGACTGTTGACACAACGGCATTGTCGGATGACTTTCGCAGTCAAATCAGCTCATTGATGTCTGGCTCTGGCCGGATGTCTTGCTTTTGGGAATATACAGGTGAAACAGTCAATCAAGTCCCGCAATACTTGTTGCAACTCGTTCTGCGTACAAAAGTAGGCAGTAAGTTCAGAGCAAAGTTCTATCTCAAAACATCTGGCCATAACCCAAGCGGCGTAGCAGCCAATGCCAATGATGAGATCTGGTACGAATTCGACGGTGTCTTAACAGCTTGCGCTACACAGTTCAGTCCATCAACTGCTGTGCAATTTACGGCTGACTTTGTCACGACTGGTGAAATACGCCTGAGAGTCAGCTTGGTGCCGTCTGACAAGCTCTTGCAGGAAAACAGCGATGACATACTCTTGGATCAGGATGGCACAGCTAAGCTGTTGCTAGAAAGCTCTGACGTTTAAGCCCCTGGAGGCTGCTCATCCATGGCCGATCTTAAAATCAGTGAACTGAGTGCTCTTGCAGGGGCAAACCTTGTAGCTGCTGATGAGCTGGCCATTGTCGATGACTCGGCAAGTGAAACGAAAAAGATCACAGTTTCTGATCTGATCGCCAATGGTGTCACGGTCATTAGTGACGATACGATCCCTGGCGCAAAGATCCTGTTTGCCGCTGGTGATATTGCAACTGCTGCCCTTGCCGATTCAGCAGTCACTACAGCCAAGGTTGCTGATGATGCAGTGACGGCAGCCAAGTTGGCAGATGAGTCAACTGTTGATCTTGTCACGACACTGCCTGCTTCTGGAGCGTTTACCGGTCAGCTTGCGTTGGATACAGATGACAACAGCCTGTATGCGTGGGACGGATCTGCATGGCAAAGCCTAAAGGCTCCTGGTTCAATCAACACTGTCAGTGGCAGCACGACTGGCGAAGTCAACATTGTTGCGACGACAAGCGGATCAACAGTCACAGTTTCTGCAACGTTAGATGACACAACTGCTGCTGCTCAATTTTTAGCAGGTCCAACAGGTGCTGCTGGAACGGTTGGTTATCGAGCAATTAGCGGAACAGATCTACCAACAGCAACGACTTCAGCAAAAGGCGGTGTCATTGTTAATGGCAATGGCCTGACGATGGATTCTGAAACCATCGAGATTGACAATACTGTCACGGCAAGTTCAACGCATCATGTTGTCACTTATAACGCTCAAGGATTAGTTACTGGTGGTCGTGTTATTGCATCTGCTGATCTGCCGATTGCTACTGCATCTGCTGTTGGTGGAGTCATCGCTGGTGATGGCTTGGCAGTTGATGCAAGCGGCAATCTAAGCATCGACAACACGGTAACAAGTGGAACCTACACGAAAGTCACAGTAAGTGCTCAAGGTGTTGTTACTGCTGGCGATACCCTTGCTGCTGATGATATTCCTGATCATTCTGCCGCGAAGCTGACTTCTGGAACGATTGGCACAAATTTGATTGCCAATGATGCAATCACAGCCGCCAAGATGGCTGATCAATCAACAGTTCTGTTTGGCGGTGCATTAGGCAGTGATAACGTCACGATCTTCCCGTCTGGTGACTATAAGGGTCAGATGTTCTGGGATGAGACTTCAGAAGACCTTTATATCTACACAGGATCAGCATTTATCCCGATCACGGTGTTGTCGGGCAACTTGGTGAATGCTGGTGCGTATGACGCAAGCACAAACACGATGAGCAGCGTAACAACTGCTGGTTCATCTGCTGGTTTTTCTGCTGGTGCTGCATTGCCTGCTCCTGCTGCTAGCAACCTGAATCACTACGTTGTTGTCGATACGAGTGGTACGGGAAGTGGTGCGGCACCTGCAGTTGCTTTGGCTCCACCGGACATGTTGCTGTCTCAAGGTGTTGGGACTGAGTATGCGTTGATCGATGTATCGAACGCTATTGCCGGTCAAACTGCAAGCAACATTTCGTTTGTTGCTAGCGGCAACATTGCGGCCACTGATGTGCAGGCTGCATTGCAGGAGCTTGACACTGAAAAGCTGCAAAAAGCTGGTGACACGATGACTGGTGCGTTGGGCATCGGTACTGCTTCCAGCATTGTCTTTGAAGGTTCCAGCGCAGATGATTATGAAACGACGCTGACGGTAACTGATCCAACTGCAGATCGCACCATTACACTGCCAAACGTAACTGGAACAGTTGTCACGACTGGTGATACGGGCAGTGTTACCAGCACGATGATCACTGACGGCACGATCGTTAATGCTGACATCAATGCAAGTGCAGAGATTGCAGTTAGCAAGCTGGCAAATGGTACTGCACGTCAATTGCTGCAGACTGATGCTGCTGGAACGGGTGTTGAGTTTACCAGCAATGTTGATGTACCTGGAACGCTGGATGTAACAAGTGCAGGCACGTTTGATTCAACGCTGACGGTAACAGGATTGATCAGTGCAGATGGGAAGGTAAGTTTCCCTGCTGGTACGGCTGCAGCACCGAGTTTGTATCCAGGCAGTGATACGGACACTGGCATTTATTCACCAGGATCAGACCAACTAGCCCTCGCCACTAATGGCACTGGACGGTTGTTTATCGACAGCTCGGGCAGGCTGTTAGTGGGTCAGAGTTCTTCTCCTTCAATCGGATCAGGACAATACGCAAAAATCTTTGTTGCTGGCTATGCAGGCGGATCTCCTGGCGGTGCAATTATTTCGATTGCACGAGATGAAGCAGCAAGTGCAATGTCATCTGGTGACACCGTGGGAGAACTTATATTCAGTGACAACACTGGTGGCACTTTTGCCGCTGTAAAATGTTCTGCTGATGCAGCACCTGGCACCAATGATTTCCCAGGTCGCCTCGCATTCTCGACTACTGCCGACGGAGCGAGCAGCCCGACGGAGCGGATGCGAATCGACAGCTCGGGCAACGTAGGGATTGGTGTTACGAGTCCTGCTAGGTCCCCACTGCATGTTCACAGAAACTCAACATCAGACGCAACCATTCACCTGACTAATAACTCAACAGGTTCTACGGATTCTGACGGTTTGAGTATTTTCTCTGGAACGGCCACTAGTGGAATTTGGTCCCGGGAAAACGTTGACTTCCGTATCGCTACAAATAGCATCGAACGCGTCCGCATCGATAGCTCCGGCAACGTAGGGATTGGCACTACTAGTCCTGCCCAGCCATTAGATGTTGTGGGAAATGTTAAATCAACAGGCCAATACTTAGCCGGTTCAACAGGTGCAGCTACACCGGATTACTCATTCGCAGCAGACAATACTCTTGGTATTTTTCGCGCCCCTGGCCGCCTTGGTTTTGCAACAGGAGGAACAGAACGGGCAACCATCGACAGCTCCGGCAGGCTGTTAGTGGGCACGTCTACAAGTTTTCAAGATTCAGCAAGACTGCAATTAAAAAGTCAATATAATCAGTCGCAAGGAATAGCTCTTTTTCATACACAATTTAGTCCTACGGCGTCAAGTAATCTTGATTTTCTGCGAAGCCGTGATAATTTTGGCGGAAATACAGCGGTTATAAATGGTACACGATTAGGTCAAATAAACTTCAAAGGTTACGACGGTACAGACTATGAATCTATTGGCGCTTCTATTTATGCCGAAGTAGACAGCGCTCCTGGAACTAACGACATGCCGGGCAGGTTAGTGTTCAGCACTACTGCTGATGGGGCGTCTTCTCCGACGGAGAGGATGAGGACTGGTTCTGACGGAGTCGTGTCCTTGGTACAAAATCAAGCACGTTTTGCACTGAGCACGCAGACTGGACTGTTAGTTCCACTTACTATTAAAAATTCAGGTAACAATACCTCAGCAACACTTGTTCAATTCACGGGATGGAACGGCTCAGTCATTGGATCAATTAGTGGATTTGTTAATCAAACGACGTATGCAACATCCTCTGATTATCGTTTAAAAGAAAATGTTGTCGATCTAACAAACGCAATTGACAGTCTCAAGCAACTTCGTCCCAAAAGATTTAATTTTATTGAAAACCCTGACTTAACCTTAGATGGCTTTTTGGCTCATGAAGCACAACAAGTTGTTTCTAACGCTGTAACAGGGGAACATGATGAAATAGATCAAGATGGTGATCCCGTCTATCAAGGCATGGATCATTCAAAACTAGTGCCATTGCTGACTGCTGCTTTGCAAGAAGCAATCGCCAAGATCGAAACCCTTGAGCAGCGTCTCACGGATGCTGGTATCGCCTAGACCTCTTAGCCCTACTCACTAACGGTATCCCGCCCTGTGTCACCGCAGGGCATCCGCATCTAAACTAACCTTGGTGCTCTTTTCTCATGGCAAACACCTACACCTGGAAAGTCGGTCAATGCGACCGCACTCTTGCTGACGGCATGATCAACACGCTCCACTACACCGTAAGCGCCACCACTGAAGACGGCGTTTATTCTGCTGGTGCGTATGGCTCAGTCGGGCTGCAGCCTGCTGATTCTGACTCCATGATTGCTTATGACAGCGTGACTGAAGCGCAGGCAATCAGTTGGGCGCAAGCTGCGATCGGTGGGTCTGACAAGGTTGCTGAGATCCACGCTGCCTTGGATGCACAGCTCACCGAAAAGCGCACGCCAACAACTGGTAAGGGCACGCCTTGGTCTTGAGCTAATTATCCTTGTCACCCATGGCCAAACCGCTTAGTGGAAATTCTTTTATCGAAGGAAAACCTAAGAGGACAAAACAAGGCAATGGCACAAACTCTATACCGAAGAAGGGTCGGAAGAAGTACCGTGGACAAGGAAAACGCTAACCACCTTTCCAATGATCAAACGTCTTGT